AGACGTGTTAAGCTCTAGCCCGCTTGCAGTAAGGCTTCTTAGCTACATTATTGGTAGCAACTGACCCGCCAAAGAGCGGGTTTTTTAATGCTCTGATTGATGCAGACAAATCATCAATCAATGCAGCCTAGCCCTCGGCACCTTTTCCTCAGCGTACAGGACGAACCAATCTCGCCAGCGGTCAAACCGCATCACATCGACCTGGTGACCATCGAACAGGAGGGCGAAAGCGCCTTCCATCATGGCTTGCGCACTGGGGAACATCCCCAGATCGACCGCAGGCGGCACATCGAAGTCCCCGTACTTGGTCCAACGATTGGTTTCAAGCTCGCCATCCTGAAACGCCTTGATGATGTAACCCGCGATATACGAAGCAATACGAGCCGGTGACCGCTGACTGTTGCGCTTGGCCGCCTGCACGTCGATATTGCCCTCACGGTCCCTCGTGACGCCGCGCCAGACGGCCCGGATGACGTTAAAGCTTTTCACCTTCACCCCATTACGGGCCGGCAGCTCAGCAGGGATGCGCTCAGTGGCCATATGCACATGGCACGCACCACGGTCCTGACGCTCGAACGCCGCCACAAAACGAAAACCCGGGATGATGCGCAGCATGCGCCGATTGAATTCCTTCAGATCGAGCTTGCAACGGGCCATATCCAGCTCATTGGCACGATACGTGAGGGTCAGCAGGGTATTGGCACCCATCGCCTTGCAAAGCCGCCTGACGCGCTTTTTAGCCCGCTTCGCCGCCTGTTCCGCATGCCGCTGGCGAAGCTCAGCCGCGTTTTCCTCGCGGTACTTTGCCATCATCTCCTCATGATTGGCGATCACGTCGCGGGACCACTCCAATTCCCGCCACTCTGTAACCCTTGAACCGACCACCTCCAAATGGCCATTGCCCAAATCGTGGGCCTTTAAATTGAAGTTTGCGCCGGACTTGCCTTCATACGCGACGCCATCGATAATCCGAATCATGAGCAGGTGCCCTAGTTACCTGTTTATCAAGAGGCCCGCACTGTTTCCAGCAGTGGCGGGCCTCGCCTTTTGCGGGGTCTAAACCCCGGATGTACCAAAGTGTCTTAGGGATAAATCTAGGCCGCGCTGCGCGCGGCCCGCATGGCGGGCTGCGCCTCGCCCATGCCGGCCTGCCCGCGTTGCCTCACACTCACCCTCAGACGCCTTCTTACGTTCTTGCGCTGTTCCGTTGCTACGTTGTTGCGCTGTTACGTTCTTACGCTGTTGCACGCTCAGACTCACGCTCACACTCGCACTCACGCTCAGACTCAGAGGCGTTCTTACGGTGTTACGTTGTTCCAGCACCGGGGACAGGCCGGCATGGGCGAGGCGCAGCCCACCACGCGGGGGAGCACTACCACCGGGCCACAAAGCCGGGTACGGGCCGCACAACGATCCACCATGGGGCCTGCTGCCCCATACCCCTGCCCCATGCACCCTGCGGGCCGGGCTATTCGCCCTGCACGGGTCCCCGTTTTGTCTCTCAGGAGGGAGGTACATTCGAGGGATGGAACGATGGAAACTGATCGCGGGCGCTACAGCCGTTGTGCTGCTGGCGTGGCTGCTACGCCGCCTACGTCGAACGAAACGCCATACGGAGACGGTGTTCCGGCTGCGATCGCAGCGGGAGCAGCATCAGGTGAACCCTGTCCGGTCGGTGTATAGCCCGAAGCAGTACCGCCGACCGCGCCGTTAGGCGTGTACGGGTCGAACGGGCGACGGTTGACCCAGTCCCTACACTCAGCATCGGAAAGCCCCGCATCGGTCGCCTGCTGGGTGTAACACTTGCAGCCCTTGGGGGAGCACAGGCCCCCGGCCACAACAGGCATGACAGCCACTTTACGCAGTTGATCGAAGGCGGGCGCGCTTTCAGGACGATTCGAGACGCGAGGCACCCACGCCACCCGGTCATCAATGAAAGTGGGCTGTGGAGCCACCGGAGCGACCGGAAGACCGCTCGCCAGCGCCGAGGGCTTGTCACCATCAAGACCCTTCGGATGCATTTTTGCGTTGATAGCACCGTAAGACTTCCACGTCATGACGCCGACCAGCACCAGCGCAATCACCATAACGACCAGCATCCAGGGGATGGAGCGCACGGGCTTGACGTGGATCGAGGCGCTTTTGTATTTCGACTGGGCGGACTTGTCCAGGCGATAGCGCTTTTTGATGGGTGCGTTTTTCCACGCCGTGCGACAGTTGTCGGCACACTCAGGCCACTCGTACCACCAGCGGCCGAGAATGCCGAGGTCGCGAAGGTGCACATGGCGTCCCGTAAGCGCCCGAACGTTAGAGTCAACAAGATTGGGCCCCTGCGTAATGACGTAGAAATCAAGGCCACGATGGCGATGGGTTTCAAGCTTGGAGACGTGGTCCGGGACCTTCTGGCCGGGACCACGCGGACGCCACACGTTCTGCACTTCATCCAGGACAATGACGGAGCCATCGGGCACCGAGTCCGGCCAGGTGGTCGGGTCATCGAGCGCCTGATGCTTGATCTTGAGATCGGGAATGCCGAAGACGTAGACGGCCCGCTCTTTGACGAAGCCTTCGAGCATCGAGACAACGGCGTTGCTCTTGCCAGTACCTGGTGCGCCGGTGATCAACGTAATCATGTCGACGCCCCCGTGGTTTGCAGCGCAAAGCGCTTCATAACCATCCACGCGAGGCCGGAGACAAGCCCGCCCGACATGATGGCCATGGCGTCGAAGAAGCCGGACAGCGCGAGAATTTGCAGAATCTCGCCACCCATGCCGGTGAACGCGGCTTTGGCAGCGGAGAGGGCCGAGCCAAGCGCACTGTCAGCACCGACGTAAGTTGCCGTGCCGACCCCGAGCGAGCCCATCACGCGGGACACCAGCGGCCACGAGATTTTGGCGAGCCATTCGGCGATGCCTTCCATGTTCAATCCTTCTTTGACAGGCCCATGAAGGCCAGAGCAGCGGAGAGCCACGCAAAGCCGATCAACAGCGGCTTGATAGCGAGCGCGAAATCACAAATCATGGTGAACGGCATGGTCAGCGTGAAGCCTCGAATGGTCACCGTGCGCGGTGCCGGGCAACTGGCGGAGCCAATAGTCCAACCACTGTCGGGCGTGATCGCCATTTGCTTGTTTTCATTGGGCAATGGAACAGGGTCCAGCGAGCCAAGGTTGATCTTTTGACAGGCCAGAATATCGGGGTGCTCGGTACAAAGGTCCGACGGCTTGTCCGACTTTGGCGCGGATGCTGCCTCAGCCGGAGGCACTGCCTGGGGATCACGAATCGGCGTAGGACTGTTGCTGATCTTGTCATCAGGCACCACATCCACCTGCCACGGAGAAGACGGAGACGGTGACGGCGTGATGCGCGTACCTGGTTGCTTGTACTGCTGGGGGTCGCTCATCGGCACCGGCTGCGGATCACCCTGAGGCACCCACAACGGCTGCGGCAAGGGCGACGGTGCAGCGTCCGGGTTGACAATCGGCTGCTGGACTGGCAACGGCACCGGCAACGCCTTGGGCAACGCATCGGGCAACGGAGCCGCCGCCATCTTGGTCTCAAAATCAGACTGGACTGCTGACACATACTGAGCAGGCTTCGGTGCAATAGAAACCTTATTCGGCGTAACCGAACCAGTCGCCAAAAACGCACCAGTGTCAACACGATACTGATCAAAACGGCAGTACGGCGACAGATATCGAAACGCGCGAAGATACAACGACCCATCGGGCGACTTGCCATCCGGAATCGAAGAACACACCCCCTCAGGCGTCGAAGCCTTGTATAGAGCGCCGCCCTGCGACGGCGTATTAACCTGCCACTCGTAACAAGGCGCCACCGTGCAAATACTCGGGTCAGCGCTGACGGGCTGACCATCAATGAAATCAAAGCCTTGACCGCGCACCCAGTCCATAGCAATCGGAGCAAGAACACCGAGAGCCAACAGCGGCCACGCACCACGCGCAGCGAACAACGCAGCATTAGAGGCGTAGCGCATCGCCACCGGCATGACGACAGCCCTACCCCCCACATTGAGGGATGCACCCGCAGCAGTGCGAGCAATGCCGCCCGCGATCACGTCATTAGCCGCAGCGCGATACATCACGGTGGAGCCCGAGAGCGTGGCACCAGCGGGAGGCGTCAACTGCGCATAGCCCGCGTGCGAGAGGCAGCAGCAGGCCCACAAGGCCAGCGCTACCAGTTTTGAACGATGATCCATGCGGACCCCACTACTGCGATGAACATCACCCAAAATTCAGGTGTTGCCATAGTCGCCCCCTGTCTCGCCGCGCAAGCCGCGAGAGATAAAAAGAACAGCGAACACCGCGAGAAAACACGCGGCCACGGCCCATCCAAGTTGAAGACCATCCTCCATCGTCAGGAGGTTGCACGGTTGCGCCGTGTAGGGCACGATCGTTGTGATTGAAGTCCCGCCGCCAATCGGCGCGAGGACATACGTGATCGAGGTGTCAGAGGTGTCCGAAACCCCGACCACGTAAGCGGCCTGCCCGTGTTGCACGATGGCCCCGACCTGTGCGGAGGCTTGAGACTGTGCCGCAGCTTGTGCGGTGCCATAGCATGCTGAGCCAACCTGAAAACTCATTGGACGCCCCGCCTGGTGAACTTGTAGCAAAACAGAGCAATCCGAGCCGCAATAACCGCCCCTGCCACCAAGGAGGCATTGAAGCCCATCTCCACCAGCAGGGGGGTTATCAACGGCATCGCTTACAGGCCCTTGCGGATGAACTTGAAGGCGTAGATCGCAACGATGGCCGCAAGCACCACACCGGCGACCGTCAGGGCATCGGTGGAGAGGTTGTCCAGCGCGGTGGTCACCACAGCGGGGACAGCGGCGTGAGCAGCGCCAGCGGTTGCCACCATGACGGCAGGGATAGAGGCCAAACGCAGTTGCAGAGATTTCTTCATTTCAGTTTCCTTTCGAACGGTGCGGGATTGCACCGGGAGGGCCACGGCGTTTCACAACGTTGATGGCCTACCCGCTGAAATCACGGCTTTACCGTGGGCCTCACGACCGGAAGCAAGCCGGTCAGAACGGACTCAATACGCCCATTCGAAAAATTGGTCTTCATGGCGAAGGAACCGGAGAACAAACCGGGCTTGACCTGATCGCGCAGGGCAGGGGGAATATCCAACACTCCCACGGTGTCAATGTTGCCCGCCGCGTCGATCAGCGCCGCTTGCGCGGTGTGAATCTCGTACGGGTTGCCGGTTTTTTTGGAGACGCCCTTTTTGACGTCATCCAGCTTGAAAATCTGGATCATGGATTGCATGGTTACGCTTTCGTGAAGCACGGCAGGAGCGCCGCCTAAGTACCTGCGCGCAAGTACTTGGGCGAGGTTCATACGCGCCTCAGGCCGAGCGCGGCAAGACGCTGCGCCTCGAGAAAATCAGCGATCGCTTGCCATTGGTCGGCGTTACGGACGGACTGGATTGATGCGGGAACTGCTTGCATAATGTAGGCGCCTCCACCCTGAAACCACTAGCCAATTGCTAGCGAAACGGATACTAGCACAATGCAAGCGCTAATTGACCCCAAAGAACGAATCAAGCAGCTGATTGATCTAGCCAGCGCATCAGTCGGCGGGCAGAACAAACTTGCCCGAAACATCGGCTACTCGAGCGCAGAGCTGAGCCAATGGCACACCGCCACCCGGCCATGTCCGATCGAGGCCCAGGCGCTCATGGCACAGGTAGCCGGACTCGAACCGTCAGAGGTAGTCGCGTACGCAATGATCGAAAAACACGCCGACACGCCACGTGGAGAAAAGCTCGCCAGCGCCATGGGAAAGCGATTGGGAGCTATTGGCGTGGCGGCATCTGGAGCCATATACGCCAGCGGAGACTCGGCTTCTGAGTACTTAACACGATGTAT